GTAAAAAATGCTTCAAAGTTACTATCATCTGGTTTTTGAAAAGTTTCTACCAAATTGTCTTGATCTGTCACCAACTTAATTTCTTCTATTGGCCCCCAATTGAACCTACCAGCAAAACCACCAGCAGAAGTACCAGCAGATACTACTACATTAGTAAGGTCAATTTCAGATGTGTTTACGCCTGGACTTACTTGAAAGGCCATATATTCCTCCGTTAAATTATTTCTTTGAGTTTTTTAATTGAAAGTATTTTTACTCTAACAATATTTATAAATATGAATAATTGATGAATAATATTTAGTGTAAGGTAAATATGAAGTTTCCTCAAAAAGCAATAGATCGTTTCAATGCTAAGATTAACAAAACTAGCAATTGTCATGAATGGAACGCTTCCAAACAGAAACAAGGTTATGGAATGTTCTCTTATGATGGAAAATCCAAACCAGCTCATAGATTTGCTTATCTTCTTTACAAAGGAGATATAGCAGAAAATATGGTAGTTCACCAAACTTGTGAAAATAATGGTTGTGTGAATCCAGAGCATCTTGAACTTCAAACCAAAAGTCAAAATAAAAAAAATTACAATTCTACTCATGTTAGTAAAGAGATGGTAGAAAAAAATAGTGTCAAATTTCTTTATCGTCTTCGTAATGTTAGACCAGAATTAGAAAAAGAAATTGATGCTTTACTCATGTTATTAGTTTCGGAAAAAACGAAAGATGAAGATGATTTTGGATTTGAGGAAATAAAAAAAGAAAGTTACATTTAGTAATATTCTTTTTGCCATTCTTGTCCAGCTGGCGCCCATACATTATCATCGCCAGGAATAGAATTTTCATCTGGATCATGTCCGTTTTCAATAAAACCAAACGGCACCATTTCCTCTTCAATCATTTTCATCTGTTCCGCAAACATTTTTTCTCTTATATCTTGGTCTGTGAGTTCTCTAAAGTACCGCTGTTGAACTAACCAAGAAAAGAGAACACAACACATCACCAAATCATCATTAGCTCCATCGTCTGCTTCCCATGATGTACTTTTTCCAATAAAGGTTGTTAGTTCACTTATTGTATCAAAATCCTCAATAAGTAGATTATCTCTCTCTATCAAGTCCTTGAGTGTCGCACACCCTATTCGTTTGACTTGTTTGGTTGTTCGTATTCCCATTGATACATTCTTAGAAAAACCACCCCCAATTTGTTGTCCGTTTCTTCCGTGCATTGTAACCATCATCATGTTTTCATATTCCATATCGTGGTATAGAATGTCTGCTACTTGTTGTCCAATATCGTTTACTTCCACCAGAACAAATGCTTCGTTGTACTTTTGAGCAGTAGTAAAAATGACATTTGGATATAACATAGGTGAAATATCATTTTTGCGATACTTCGCTACTTGTCGATATGGTTGTTGTGTTACATCAAAAACCGAAAACGCAGAATAATCTAATCCCACACCCCTAGCAACATCACACACCATTACATAAGTATTTCCTATAACTGGTTCTTGATAAACATCCAATCCATTTTGTGTGTAAACTGGTGTTTTGTAAGGTAGAGCAAGAAGTTTCTCAGTAGAAATAAGAGTGTTAGAACTACCTAAGAACGAACACTCAAACTCTTGTTGAAATTGTCGATCTGAAGTGTTTCGTATTGTCTTCTCTTTCCATTCTTCATCTCTATCTGGAACTTGTGACCAATGAACCGAAATCGGAGAATAGTCGTTGTTTCCTTCTTCAGCATCTGCCCACAATTTGTAAAACATATTCATACCATTTGGAGTGGATACTATGAATACTTTTGTAGTTTTACCAGAAGAAATAGTAGGATACACCGAACTGAAAAATTCTTCAGAAATATTAGAAGGCACAAATGCAAATTCGTCCAAGAAAATGATGTTAAAAGAACCACCTCGAATAGCAGAACCAGAAGTTGAACTTGCTAAAATTTTAGAGCCATTTTCCAGCTCTATGTTTCCCTTGTTCCATATCAATATTCCCTGTTGTAACCACTTGGGCATATGTTCGTATGCAAGTTGAAGTCTACCAAGAAGTTCCATTGCTGTCGCCTTCTTGTTTGCTAAAATTGCAACCGATACGTTTTCGTTGAAAAGTATGTAGTGGAGTAGGTATGCTAAAATGGTGGTTGATTTTCCAGATTGTCTAGCCATTTTACAAATCACGAATCTTTCATCGTGAAATTTATTAATCATCTCTTCTTGATAATCGCGAACATCAAAAGGAATCAATCCTTCATCAAGAGAAACAATTTTGATAAATTGATTCACAAAGTATAAAGGGTCTTGCTGACACCTTATATACTGTCCAACCTCTTCCTCTGTCCAATCTTGAGGAACATGAGCAGATTTGAGTAGTGGGTTTCCTAAGTAAGTTCCATGTTCAGGCATAATTTAACCAAGCGCGATAGCCATCGCAGTTGAAGTTGCTTCAGTAAATGCTTTGATAGATTGTTGAGTTGCAAGTTGTGTTGCACTATCTGATGTCATATTATCTTCATCTAGAATGGCGGTTCCGCTTACACCAGTATTCAAAACTGGACTCGTAATTGTTTTATTTGTCATTGTTTGAGAATCAGTAAGACCGACTGCAGTACTTTCAATTCCATCTAATCGGTTTAACTCCGCGGCAGTTGAAGTAACATTTGTTCCCCCTATATCTAGAGTTGTCATTGATACTTCTCCCGCAACTGTAAGAATACCACTCGCAACTGTCATCAAGTCAGTATCACCAGTATGACCAATAGTTGCACCATTTATAAGAACATTATCAATGGTAAGTGTAGTTAATGTACCAAGAGAAGTAATATTTCCCTGTGCAGCTGTTGATAATGTTCCAGCAATCGTGCCAGTTCCACTATAGATAACTGCTTTTGAATTAACTATCGAACCAGCAGAAGATCCGTCTAGTAATGCAAGTTCAGTTGTAGTTATATCACTTGCAGAAATTACACCAGTTCCACTCGTTTCCAATACTCTACTTGAGGTAGTTGTCGCAAGTTTGCTAAGTGCAATAGCAGCACCCGAAGCAACACTAGCATTAACTACTGAATTTGAGGCAAGTTCATCAGCACCAACTGCATCATCAGCAAGCATAGAATTTTCAACCGCTCCTGCTTGAATTGTTGCAACTCCTGTTACGTTTCCAGAACCAGTAAAAGATTCAGAAGTCCAAACCACATCTCCTGTCATTCCTATGGTTCTACCAGTTTCAAGCGCAGTTGCAGTTGTTGAATTTCCTTCAAGTTCAGCCACAATTGTTCCGGCAGTTCCAGAAACAACTTCTGAAGAAAGTGTTGCATCTGGAATAAAAGTTAATTTTCCCGCCGAATCATCGTATCCAAGAAATGCAGTTTTTGCAGCCGACCCTGTATGATACTGAAGTGCAAGACCAACATCTTTGTTTGTGTCAGATCCTAATGCACCACCACCAGTTGTAGTTTGAAGATGGATAATTGGATCAACAACCGTAGTAACTGTACTTTCAATTTTAGTAGTTCCCCCACTAATGGTAAGAGCACCAGATACCGCCAGATCTTGAGATATTGTTACATTTCCACTTGATGCAATTGAAATAGCATCCGTATCACTCGTATGTCCAATATTTGTTCCGTTAATGATAATGTTATCAACGGTAAGAGATGTTAATGTACCTAGAGAAGTGATATTTCCCTGTGCGGCTGTAGAAAGTGTTCCAGCAAGAGTTCCGCCCGTTACTGTTCCAGTTGTAGTAATATTGGAAGAACCAGTATCAATAGTACCAAATCCAGATGTTATAGAACCAGAATCAAGAGCACCAGTTGTTACAATGTTTGAACCTCCTACACTATGACTCGCAAAATATGTTGAAACAGTATCAACATTTGTCATTCGCATAGTTCCATCATCATTAATTAAAATACCATCGCCCGATACTACAGAAGTAGTTCCTCTTGTAGTTCCTCCGTCTATCAAATTAATTTCTGCAGCGGTTGCATCAATCGCAGCTAATTTTACAAAGTCCGATTGAACTAATCCAGAAACACCATCTAAAAGATTAAGTTCAGTAGCAGTAGAAGTAATAGCAGTTCCACCGATTGAATATGAAGATGCATTTACATTCCTAAAACCAGTAATATCTTTATTTGCATCAACAATCGTTGCTTTACTTGCGGAAACAGTACCAGCAACAACAGCATCTAAAACAGTAAGTTCAGATGAAGCAAGTTGTGTTTCTCCAATTACAAGAGTAGCACCACTTAAATGTAAATCTTTCCAAGTTTTAGTAGAAGAACCTAAACTATAAGTATTAGTGGTGGTTGGAATTAAATCAGCAGAAATTTTATTTGGGTCTAATCCACCGCCATGTTCTGAAAATATAATTTTTCTTATTGATTTTTCTAGTTTGTCGATTCGAGCAGAAACAGAGTCAGCCGGTTGTTCTTGTAATTCTGTTTTTTCTTTTATAGATTCTTGTTTTGATATTACATTTACTACTGATTCGTAACTAGGGAATGGTTTTTCTTCGACTTTTTCATTAATAATTTCTTCTGTTATTTCTAATTCTTTTACAACTTGTTTTTCTTTTTCCTTGAGAGATGAAAATAAGGATTCCATTTGCCCGAGAGTTTTTTCTTCTCTTCGTTTTTTGTCTTCTAAAGCTTTCTCATCTCTTCGTTTTTTGTCCTCTTCCGCTCTTATTCTATTTTCTTTTTTAATAGCATCTAGTTCTAACTTAATCTGAATATATTTTTTTATTGGTTCTTTATCGATAATTTTTTCAATAATTTCTTCATCTTCTTCAACGATTTCCTCAACATCTTCAACGATTTCTTCTTGAACAAGAATATCTTCGATTTTAACAGAATCCATCTCGTCTTTAAGGCGAACATACCTTTTTATAGCGTCTTTATCATCGAGTTCTTCCTTTAGTTTAATATATTGTTCCGATAAATCTTCCATCTTTGCCCAAACTTTAAAAAAATTATTTTAATGGCGGAGAATAAAGCAACCCACCATCAGAATATAATTTATTAAGACCTCGTTTTAGTCCTAATTTTTTCCTAATATTTCGATCAAATATTTCTTCGTAATTTCCTACTTGTTTTATTACGTTATAAGACCAAGTTGATTGTAATCCAAGTTTGACTCCAAGATTCGGATGATCAACACCATTTTTTTCTCCCATAAATCTTTGGATGTTTGGGTCTTTATTATCTATGAAAGTATCAATATTTTTTGAAGTTATACCCATTTCTTCTGCAATAAAAAGAACATATACAGTCCATCTTACTACATCTGACCATTTTTGGTCACCATATTTTACAACTGGGCCAAGTGGTTCTTTAGATATAATTTCTGGTAAAATTATATGTCTTTCTGGTGAATTAAACCCCAATCTATTAGATGCTAATCCAGACCTATCAGTTCCATACATATCACAATCACCCCTAAGATACACATCTTTCGTTTTTTCATTAACCGAAACTGCTACTGGAATATACTTTATTTGGTGTAATTCCATAAAGTCTGCAATATTTTTAGCAGCAGTACCAGAACCCTTGAAACATATTTTAGCTCCATGCATCTGTTTAGCAGATGATACACCTAAAGTTTTCTTAGTGATAAATCCTTGTCCATCATAATATGTTGTTGGTAAAAATTCAAATCTCTTTAGAACATTTCTTGTAAATGTGTATGTTGTTGCAGCAGACAACATATCTATAGTGCCATCTTTTAAAGCTGTAAATCTAGTTACACCATTTATTATTTCATATTCTACAGCTTCCGAATCTCCAAATACTGCCGCAGCAACTGCTTTACATATATCAACATCAAATCCTTTCCATGTGAGATTTTCACCATCGTATGCTTCTTCGGAAAAGCCAGGAAATTCATCATTAGTTCCACAAATGACATAACCTCTTTTTACCACTCTATCAAATGTAGTTCCGTATGTTGGATTATATTCTTCTATTCTTCCTGTAGTTTTAAGTTTTAGAGCTTTAAGTGTCTCTAACTGTTCTACTAGTTGATTAATGTTATTATCAATACGCTCATTGGGTGGGCCTCCATTAACTGGATTGTCAATAACCATTATCCAAAATATCCACACTAAACAAACAAGAAGTTTTCCACCCATTATCATTTCAAAGTCCTATAAACCTCCATAAGATCTTCATCTGATACAGGAGTTGTCATGGTATAATATCTCATGTGTCCTACTCTCATGAATGCTTTAATATCAGAAAAGCTTGGATATATTGTTTGTAGGTTATGAAGTAAATGGTCAGGGTCTAGGTGGCAAGTTGCACATTGATTATCTCTCGCAAAAACTCTCGTAGATATTTTAAATCTTTCACTTTGAACTAAAACAGCTGAAAGGTCTTTTTCCATCCATGTCATTCTTTCATCCATGTCTGGAATTACTAGAAAAATTAAGTATACAAGTAGTCCAATAATAACATAGATAAATGATTTACTCGCAACTATTTGGTCT